AACAATAGCTCTCCTAATATCAATCTTTGCCATTTCCTTCATTCACCTCCTCTCCCATTGCTTTCATAATTTCTAAGTAAGGAAGATCTAACCCGGCTTCACGTCTCGCCTTTTCTTCCCGAACACGCTGCGCATGGTTACGCCAATAATCTCCACCCGTAAGCTCTACCGTTTCCTTTGCTCTTGTACTAAAGCCCGACTCTACACGCTTAATAGCTGCATTGACTTCTTTTAAAGGATCAAGCTGTCCTTGCGATGGACCATTCCATTCGGCTTGCGCATATGCTTTTCGGATTAATGGATCTTCTAAAAAGCCCGGTGCATGAATACGACCAATTAAAATAGCCTCTGTTAGCCATTCTTCGTAGATTGGCTGACAGAAGCGCTTTGCCATAAATGTACGGCGCATTTTAAACATTTTCCATGCTTCTAAAAGAGCCGCACGTGACGCTGAATAACTTGAAGTAAAATGCTTTACGAGCACTTCATATGGAATTTCTAATGCCGCTCCCATCTGTCGAATAATCGCAGTAACAAACGGGTCGAATGAAGTATTGTTTCGTGCTGGATTAGATGTATTTGCCTTTTCTCCTGGATTTAAAGCAATGACAGAACCAGGAGCAAGTTCAACCGTTGTTTCATCGGCTTGGTCAATTTGTTCTTCTTCTGCAATCCCTTCTCCAACAACTGGACCACTACCATCATCATCTTCAGTAGTTTCAATAAATACCGTCATTAAAGATGACACCAATGCAGCCATTAACTCTGCTTCACTGTATCGATCAAGTTGTTTTAAGCTTTCGATAACTGGAGACAGCAAAGGAACACCACGCCGTTGATCAGGACGCTCTGATTCCATTAAATGCAATAAATTCTGACGACCTGATTTTTTTCCGAATTTCTCGACACGAACCCACTCTTTTTTGCCACTAGCACTTGATAAAGGATGAATATTGCAAATATGATAGGCAACAACCTCACCATATTTTCCTGTTTCTACACCACTTAAAATATTGCTAGGCGCACCAGATGGACTTGAAACACGATCACTTTCTATTAACTGCACTCGTAATCCATACCAATGTTCCAAATGATTACGATATGGCAAGGCTACAAACGTCTCGCCACTCGCTAAAAATGAGAGGAAGGCGATTTGTTGAAGCTCGTAAAAATTATGCATTTGAAGAGCATCCGCCATTAAAGAATCTGCCCATAAAGCAAATTCCCGTTCTACCTGCGTTTCCCATGCATCTGCCTCATCTTCTGATAAACCTAAAAATTCATAGTCCACTTGGCTATTAAGTACAAGACCATATCCAACAGCATTCGTGCGAATTGTTTTTAATGCACCTGTAGCTAAAGGCGTGTTCATGTAAAGATCGCGCGAACGTTGTCTTAGCGTGTCTAAATTTTCATCAATATCTTCTTTAGTTGAGCCACCACGGAATAACCATCCACGCATGGACTTCTTTTGTTTATTTGCGCCACTATTTGAATAGCCAGTATTAAAAATTTCTAGCTGTTTGCGTGCGCTAAAACGTTTCAGTGCTCGCTGAGGGGATACAACAGAAATAGCACGATCAATTAAGTTCAACCTATCTCACCTCCTACAAGTCCCTTGGAACAAACCTCATTGTCCTTCGTCTACTCCGACCATTAGTAGCTGCTTGTGCTTTTGCGAGCTCCTTTTGCCAAAACTGAATTTGCTCTCTTACTTGAGCCAAATTTGCACGATCTAAGCGCCGATTGTCGAGTGTATAACTTTGCCCCTTTGAAATTGCTTCTTCAGCAGTAAGCCACATTTCAAGTCGTTCGTTACATTTTGCGACTGAGAAAGCCAATTAACTCACACACCTTTCGATAAAATTCCACGGCGCCTTTTTTTTTCGTTTGGTTGATTGAGAGAATACGTTACCAGTTAAATTATTTTCTGATAAATAATTCATATCTGGATTTAAAATTCGAAAGGCAGCTAATGCATAATTTCGTAAATCTAACGGCTCATTCCTAATATTTGATGTACGTTTTACCCAGTCAATTTTAGGAGCACCACCAACAAAACGAGTAACTTTTCTTTCAGATGTCAATCCAATAAAATAAGCCTCGTCATACCCTTTCTCAGCTTCCACTGGGAAATAGCAATAACCAGGCTTATCTTCAAATTCATTTTTTAATCGAGAATATATAATGTCCTTTCCTTCATTTACTCCAATCGTAAATAAATGAACTGATTGCCTACCAACTTTATTAGGCTTATCAATATAGGCAACACCTGCTCCACCTCTACCTTTAATTGCAAAGATACGGCGATGTTCACGTGCCTTACAAAAATCATAAACCTCATTTGTATAGTGACCACCAGAATCGACGCATGTAGCTGAAATATTTAACGTTACACCATCATTACGTATGAAATCATTCATTAAAAAAGCGTCCATTTGATTCCATACAGCTTCTTGACCAGGATCACCATAAAAAATCTTGTAATTTATGCCGTAGGAAACATCATTTATTCCCCATCCAACCACTTCGACCTCTAATCGGTCATCCTGAACATCGACACCAGCCGTTAAAACTAACACTTCTTTTGGCACATCACATTCATATCGAATTCTACGTGATATTAATTTTTCATGATCTTGGTCATTCGTTTTTTCTTCCCATGATTCACCTAATGTTGTGTTTACCCATGTTTTCAGAGTTTCAGTGCCTTTTCGTTTGGCTTCTTTGAATTCTTCAATAATTTTCTCCCATTTCTCCCATGGAGAAGCTAATGCATTTAGATGGAACCCACGCTTTGACGCACCTGGATTTTGAGCAATCCATTTACCTGGTCGCTCTTTCCACTCATACTCAGTATGATGCATTTTACAATGTACACATTCCATGCCAACAGGTTCAAAACGAATTTGTGACCATGCATATGGTTGGAACATACCGCAACTCGGACATGAAACACTCCATTGCTCTTTTGTACTTTCTTCATATTCAGCTTCAATACGCGAAGCTCCTTTAATCGTTGGCGTTGAAACCGATATTTTTTTCCGATTCCAGAATGTCTTAGTACGCTTGTGAGCTAAAGAAAGAGGATCTCCCTCTGTTCCAGCAGAAAATGGGAACCGGTCTACTTCGTCAGCAAGCACAATTCGCACAGGTCGTGAAGCTAAACTAGCTGGTGAATTGGCTCCTACAAGTGTTAAATGACCACCTGCAAACTTCTTTTGTAATAATGTATTGTTCCCATCCTTTGCTTTTGGACTATTTACCTTTTTTGATAAAGAAGGTGTATCACGAATCATGGCAGCAATTCGGTCTTTCGAATACGCCTCTGCCATTTCTAAAGTTGGCTGCATTAATAACATTGGTGCTGGATCATAATCAATATGATAACCAATGATGTTATTTATAATTTCTGACTTACCTACTTGTGCTGATGACATAACAACAATTTCTTCGTAATTAGGATCATTAATACTGTCCATAATCTCACGTTGATATGGTGCACGGTCTGTGTTCCATTTACCATGTTCCGCTGACGATTCTTTTGATAATACCCGGTTTTCATCTGCCCATTGCGAAACTGTTAATTTTGGTGGTGGAGCTATAATACGAACCAACCTTTTAAACATCTTTAATGTGTGTTTTTTGGCCATCTTCTTCTATCTCCCCTCCTTCAATTTCAACAACATCCTCTTCACCTAATTCAACAAACATAGCTGGATCATATTCAGCTAATTCTTTAAGGGCCTCATGTACATCTCTTTCTAAAAGTGCCTCAATTAGTTTCGGATCGCTTTTATTAATTAAAATAGAGGCTGCTTTTGTCGGCAGAGAAAGTATTTTGGATCTAAATGCCATGACCATATGATTAAGTACTTTTTCAACATCTTCTGAACGATGCATTTCATTTCTTAAATGAGCTAAATCAATTTCAGCTTTCTCACGCTTTGCTTTTTCATGTAGCCACTTCTCATATTCATAGGACTCTGCAACATCATTTGAATCTAGCCCTTCACTAGACAATTTCAAAAATGTGATGTACTTACTGACAGTTTCAATAAGATTAAATCGACCATGTCCCACTCGTGGGATAACACCTTCTTCAACTAATTGACGAACTCGCCTTTCGGTTAAATTAAACATTCTTGCGATTGCTGTTGTATTTACTACAATTTCATCAACTTTCGATTTTGCTGATGACACGTTAAAACCCCCTTTACTTTTATTGAGATAATTAACTTTTTTAATTCGGGTGGAAGGAAGCCTATTTTTCGCATTATATCTAGACCGTTTTTGGGGCTCGCGAGACCCGCATGCTTTTGATACATTGCTAGGAGAACCTAAATTTATTATTCTAGACAAATAAAAAGACGATGCAGCATCAGCCACATCGTCTTTCGTTATGTTGTTTGTCATATATTACACAATATCATATTAGCACATTTAAATCGTTACACTCTGCCAAGATTCTGCCATGAACAAAATTTATGTATTTTTATATATCTTATTGATGACTCTATTGATGTTTCTAATAAGCTTTTAAGTTACTTCAATCGTTATATAATTTACATTTTTCAGAATCAAGTGCCTAATAGTAGTAATAAATAAACAAACATATAAAGTGGTAATGATACAGAAAGTAAAATAAATATTGTATAATCCAGTTTAGTTAACTTTTGTTTTACTTTTATTAATTTTAACTTTCTCAAATAAATTAAAGACGAAATAAATATTGCCAAAAAGGCTAAATTTTTAATATTTTCTAATAATATAACTATAATATCATTCCTTTTTATAATAAACCTTATATCTATCATTTTTTCTCAATAGATATAAGGTTTAATTTGTAATAGTTATCCTGCAGAACTAGGACCACATGTTGCTACAAAAATACCGATTACTATTGGATTTACAGCCACACCTGTAGCAAATAAAATAGCAGAAGCTGCAGCAATATACTGTTTCGCATCAATATAGCTTTTTATTTCTTTCCACGCAGCATTACCAATCCCTAGTAAATCTTTCATACATCTGTCAAAAGTACTGTATGGTGATAATTCACCTTTTTTAACCAATTCTCTAGCGTAGTTACGAAGCTCATCTTTCTCTTCTTTACTAAAATCAGATTGTTCTACAGCTTGTAAATCTACATAATAAGCACCCGTAGTTTCATCTTTAATTAGTATTTCTGTAAATAAATACTCTAAATCATTTGCAAGTTCTTCGATGTCTTGATTTGTAACCTGTTGA